GCTCCTAAAGCAAGAAAGTCTTTAGGTTATACAAGCCTTTCAGGTAGTTATTGGGCGAAAGGAAATTCCAATTCAGGCTTTATGGCTCTTATGGATGTAGCATATGGCAAGCCTTATGATGTACATTCATTTGATAGTAAATATTATAATTTCAATTATGATGAACTGCAACGTGTTTGTAAGGGAGCAAATTGTTTACACGCACACGAAGGAAGTATGCTTCGTAACGATGAAATTATAGTATATAAAGAAGATCAGTGTACTATTCGGTATCTGATTGAACTGAAAAATTAGAATGAAGAGGTGGTTCAATGACTGTAATAAAGCGTGATGGCAGAGAAGTTGAGTTTGACAAAACAAAAATTAGTGATGCAATTTGCAAAGCGATTGTAGAGGTTGATGGCTCTTTGGCAGATGATACAAAGCAACTTGCATATGATATTGCTGATCGTATTGAGTCAAAAAATAAAGGCATTAATTTGACAGTTGAGCAGATTCAAGATATGGTTGAAATTCAACTTATGCTTAGTTATCGCAAAGACATTGCAAAGGCATATATCTTGTATCGAAATGAAAGAACTAAAATCCGTGATAGGAATAGTAATCTTGTCAAGAAAATCATGGTACGTGCTGATTCCAAAGTCAATTTTCACTCAAATGCGAATGTCGATGAATCCTCATTCTCTGGACGTGAAAAAGAGGCTTCAGCCGATATTGGCAAAATGATCGCACTGGACTTTGATGGCCTGTCTCAAGATGTTTCCAATGCTCATAAGGAGATGTTGGTATATCAGCACGATCTTGAAAAGGCAATCTATGGTATTCATAACTGTCTTAATCTGAACTTCCAAGAGATTTTTACTTATGGTTTCAGGACACGCAATGGTGATGTAAGACCGCCTTCCTCTTTTAGCACAGCTTGTCAGTTGTATGCTGTAGCGTTCCAGTGTCAAAGTCAGGTGCAATTTGGTGGTGTCGGTAGTATTCATACAGACCTTGATCTTGCACCGTTCGTAAAACTTAGTTTTTATAAACATTTTGCAGATGGTATTGTGTACTTGGATCATTATAGCAGAGAAGATGCAGACTGGATTTTAGATCAGTGGAAGAACAGTAAGCGGTCTATTGATGATCCGTATTTCAAGAAGTCGTTTAATGAAACTGCTTATCAGTATGCTATGGATATGTTGGAGCGTGAGGGCAAACAGGCAGCACAAGGACTTTATCATAATCTGAATACACTTGAATCTCGACAGGGTTCACAGGTTCCTTTTACAAGCATCAACCTTGGACGTGATACCAGTTTTGAGGGACGGTTGGTAACTAAGTGGATCATGGAGGCCAGCATTGACGGCATTGGACGGCATCACCTTACAAGTATCTTCCCCATTAGCATTTTCCAGTATAAGCAAGGAACTAATGCTAATGTTGGCGATCCAAACTATGATCTCAAGCAGCTTGCTCTTAAATCTATGAGTAAGCGTATTTATCCTAACTGGTGTAACTGCGACTGGTCACAGGCTCATGAGGATGAGAATAATCCTGATACATACTTTGCTACGATGGGTTGTCGCACATTGATTGGGTATGATCGGCATGGTCTTGGTTATATTCGTCAAGGACGTGGTAATAACGTTCCTAACACAATTATTCTTCCTAAGTTGGGTATTGAGTTTGGTATTTGTCTTGGCAAGCGTGATAAGCCTGATTTGGATGGGTTCTGGAAGGCTTTTGAGGAAACCTTAAAGCTGACAGAGCGTGGGCTTTTGGAGCGTTTTGAAATCATGATACGGCAATCTCCTAAGTCTGCGCCGTTTATGTATCAGAACAATACAATTCAGGATGCAAGGAATTGTGAAAAGGACGTGTTTAATGCGCTGAAACACAATACACTGGCGATTGGATATATTGGTATTGCTGAAATGTGTCAAGCACTTTTTGGTAAGAATCATGTTCATGATGCAGACGTTCATGCTTTTGCCCTGTCTGTTGTCAAGCGTATCAACGAATACGCCGCTGAAGCATCGGAGCGCAATAATCTGAACTTCTCTTGTTATGCTACTCCTGCCGAGGGGCTTTGCCGGACAGCATTGATGGGGCTGCGTGATCAGTATGGTATTATTGAAAATGTCACATCACATGAATACTTGACAAATTCTCATCATGTCCCTGTTTGGGAGAAGGTGTCCATCCAGCAGAAGTTGGAATGTGAGGCTCCATTCTGCAAGTATCCTACTGGCGGCTGTATTACTTATGTTGAATTGGATAGTACATTTGTAAAGAATACAAAGGCTGTTGAGGACATTATTGATTATGCGTTCAAGGTTCTTGATATTCCGTATCTGGCCTTTAACTTCCCTATTGATAGTTGTTTGAATTGTGGCTATCAAGGCGAGTTCAATGATAGGTGTCCTCAATGTGGCAGCGAGAACATTCAGCAGCTTCGCCGTGTGACAGGGTATCTTACAACAGACTATCGTAATTTCAATGATGGCAAACAGCGTGAAGTGCTTGAGCGTGAACAGCACAGCAAATATACTCCACAAATTAATCATGATGGATCAAATGAATCCTGATTTAAGATACGCTGGTATTGAATATGACGATGTAGCAAATGGTATTGGCTTGGGGGCAGTATTTTTTACTCAAGGCTGTCCCCACCAATGTCCAGAGTGTCAAAATCCTCAAACGTGGAGTAAGGACGGCGGCATAAAATTTACTGATTCAGTATTAGATCAGTTAATGCAATATTACTACGATATTCAATATGCCAGTAGATTAACACTTTCAGGTGGCGATCCTTTAGCAAATCCCGAATTAACTTATCGCATTATTTTCAAATTCAAAACCATTTTCCCTCAAAAAGCTGTTTGGTTGTATACAGGTTATAAATTTGAAGATTTTGCGTTTAATGTTCCTGCAACGCAAAACGAAGCATTGATTCAAAAAATTGTTCGGTTATGTAATGTGATTGTCGATGGCAAATTTGAAATCGACAAGAGAGATATTACATTACAGTTTATGGGTTCAAGTAATCAGCGCATTATTAATGTACCTAAATCTTTAAAAGAAAAAGAAATAGTTGTATGGAAGGAGAATTAATTTGACACTAAAAGATTTTAATTCTAAACCATTGT